TTGTAGTCCCCACCAGCAAGTTACCGCTTGCATCCAGAGTCATCGCCGCAGTTGCCGCCCATGTGGGAACACCGCTTGTTGCAGTTGATTGATAAAACTCTAATGCGCTAGCCACCGCCGTAGATGTAGCAATTTTCCAACTTTTACCTACAGACGCAGTTGAATCCTCAAGATACAAACCTGTTGTGCCGTTATAACTTACAGAAAACTGCGGCCTTGTTGTTGATTTTACTTGTAACGGGTTTTGCGGCGAAGTAGTACCAATACCAAAATTACCAGAGCTATCAAACCTTGCACACTCCGCACCGCCTTCAGAGAAAGCAATGGTGTCAGCGGCGGGGAAGAAGATACCTGTGTTTGTGTCGCCTGTGGTGGTAATGGCAGGAAGTGCCGCTGTTCCAGCTTGCACAGTTGTCACACCTGTAGCTGACAGGGTTGTAAATGCACCACTTGAAGCTGTAGTAGCGCCTACAGTTCCGTTGATGTTGATTGAAGCAGTACCAGTTAAGTTTGTTACTGTTCCGCCTGATGGAGTACCAGGAGCGCCAGCAGTTCCCACATTGACACCTAAAGCCGTTGCTACACCAGTTCCAAGACCAGAAACGCCAGTGGAAATTGGAAGACCTGTGGCATTAGTTAATGTTGCGCTTGTTGGAGTACCCAATATAGGCGTAGTAAATGTAGGACTTGTAGCAAATACCAAAGCGCCAGTACCTGTTTCATCTGTAACAGCGGCAGCAAGGTTAGCGCTTGAAGGTGTACCTAAAAACGTAGCTACACCAGTTCCAAATGATGTAATTCCTGTACCGCCATTAGCAACTGCCAATGTTCCTGCCAATGTAATCGTGCCTGATGTGGTAATAGGACTGCCAGTTACAGTCAATCCAGTTGTACCGCCAGAAAGGGCTACGCTTGTAACTGTTCCACTACCGCTACCACCAGTTACAGTTACTGTTACATCGTCACCTGATGTAGTTGCAGTAATATTAGTACCAACAAAATTTAAACTTTTTACACCATTGGAAACTATTGCTCCTTCATCCTTTACAGCAACCGCCCCATTGGTTGACATGGTAGAGATGACTTGAATCTTGTCAGCCAAGTCTGGTGAAACTACTTCACCTACGTTAATCTCTTGACCATTAGACAATGCAATAATTAAAGAGCCATCAAAGTCAATGTTGGCATTGGATACCGACACACCATCAAGACCATCTATTCCATCTTGACCTTTTAAGCCTTGTATCCCTTGCTTACCATCTTTGCCATCACGACCAGCTTTACCATCTTTACCATCACGCCCGTCTTTACCATTGATGCCGTCACGACCATCCTTAATAGTGATGATGCGTTTCTCAAGAACATCGGTTACATTGTCGAACTTATTACGAATGTCAGTGTCAATCTTCTTAAGAGACTGGACAACCATTTGAGCATTCTCAGCCGCCTTACGCTGCTGCATTTGCTTAACTTCGGATACAGAGTTGTTTACCGCATTAAAGATATTATCTGCAATGCCATCTACATTCCCATCATTGAAGATTTTATCTATTGCCATTTGCCAACTCCTGATTTAAGTTTTGTAAAAACTCGTTTTCCATGTCTACTACAGTGCTTTTAGCATTATTCATCTGTAACTCGACAATTTTAGACTTGTTTTTAATGTCTGCTTCCTTGAGCATCAACTCAGCAATCTTGACTCGCTTGTCAAACTCTCTAGATGCTTGGTCATCTTCATTGGGAAGGTTCTTTGTCATCGCTGACATATTCTTTGCCTGTACTTCTTGCGGCATTAACTGCGCCTCAACAGACAATTTGATAGCTTCTGCCTTGTTCTGCTCGGCTTGACTTGTCTGAACAGCAATACCAGCCTGTGCCGCTTGCAATGCCAACTGTTGTTGCATCTGTTGCATCTGTTCTGCTTGCGGGTCTGGCTTGCTCATCTCATCCAAAGCCGCCATCATCTCAAATCTGTTGCTCAAACTTGAATTAGCAATAATTCCTTTGAGAATTACAGGCAAAACAGGGGTATTTGGGCCAAGAGTCTGCAACAAACCAATGAATTGCTGTTGTTCATACTCTCTAGCAATGATTCCAAGGGTAGCTGTAGGTATGAAGTTCATGTCAACTGAAGGGTAACGCTCTGGATCGAACTGCATATACCTAAAAGCAGCCTTTTTGATGAAAGGAACAAGGAAATCTTCTTGGAAGTTGACCAATGTACGCTTGTACTTCTTAATGATAGAAGCAACCGCCATTGACATACCACCCCCATCACGGGTAGCTTGTGAAACCATCCCGTTAGAGTCAAGCGTACCAGTAGCTTGTAGCAACATTCGCTCAAAGTCTTTGGCAGTTGCTAGATTGTTTGAGTCAGTCTGACCAAACTTGAATGGATACAGGATTTCATTGGGGTTGCCATTGGTGAGAATGGCTTTACCAGCCTTAATCTCAAACTTCATGCCACGGGGCAAACGTGTGGCATCCATAGCAACCATTGGGGCAGTGGTCAAAGCGAGTGAATCCAAGTGAGCCCTAGTCTGAGCATCAATAGCTTTCTGCATATTGAAGGCTTTTTCCACTGTACCTCGCCCCAACAAGCGATTAGGCACTGTATCGTCTTGGTACGATAAAACAGGCCTGTCTTTCATCATGTAAGGGTTTTCTTCAGCCTTCAATAACATACCATCGTTGGCAATTACGACAATGGCTTCTACCATGTCTGAGTAGTCTTCTGCCGCTGAATTCTCAGGGAACAACTCAACAATGTCTTTGTTTTCTTCCATGTTGTTTAAATACTCACGGGGTACTAATCCGTAGTATGTCAACAACAATACCTTCTCATCTTGGTACTGGCTAATCTCTTGGGTAGGCTCTAAGTCAGTATCTTCATAAGTAGGAGTGATGTTTACCTTGCGGTAGATACCTTTCTCAATCCCCTCAACAACCTTGTGGATAGAGACATACTTCTCAATAGCCACACCCATACAGTCATCAATGCTTGTCCCATTGGGGTCAAACAAGAAGTTCTTGGGATTGATAGGCATGATCTTGACAGCAATGCGCTCTTTCTCCATCACGCCAATTGCAGCTTGACCCATCTGATTAGGAATAGGCTGAGTAGAAGGAATATATTCTTTCTCAGTCTTGACGATGATCTCGCCAATGCCAGTACCATAGATTTCTGCCATCAACTCAATCTGGTCAATGGCTTTACGAATCTTGTCTTTCTTGAAGTCTTCCATCAACTGATTCTTGATTTGCTCAACATCAATTGGATTGCCGTTCACATCCTTGATGTCATCTTCAATATCAAAGAAGTCGCCTTGACCAAAGATAGCTTCCATGATCTCAGCATGGCGAGTCTCTACAGCTTGTTGTGTGGCAGGGGTAACTATGCGGCTACGCTCAGACTCACGGGTCTTGTCTTCAGAAGCCCACTGACCACGGAAGATGCGCTCATACTCTAGATAATCAGGAAGAAAGTTAGTATCTCGCCAATCTCTCCACTTATCACAATGGCTGGTAATGAAATCGGTCAACTCTTTATCAGCCTCAGTAGGCTCATAAAATTCGTTTTGTTCTAGCTTGACTTCTTTGTCTGTTGCCATAGTGTTACCTTATTGATGAACCGATTGTATTTCCAAAGGGGTCAGAGTATGTGGGGGATGTTGCAGGAACTGGCATCCGCAAATCTTGAGGTGTCGCAAATGGGCTAAGACCTTGCTGAATACGACCCAAAGCAAACTGCTGTGCCTTTTGGTAAATCTCAGGTGTTGGCTCTCCACCCATACGCAACAGTTCAATTTCTTGGGGCAACAATGTTGGGACAATCAAAGGATGCTGAATTACTTGACCATCCAACTCAAAGGAGGATGACAATTCAGTCATTGGCATACCCTCTGATGTAGGGATAGCACCCATATAGCCACGACCTTTGATTTGAGGTTGATCGGCTAATGACTCAGAGTATCGCAATCCAAATGGCGCAAGAGGGTTTGCTACTGGCGCATTGAAATACTCAGCGAACATCCCGCTAACTATTCCTTGCCCTGCATTACCCATTGTTGCCATCTATATCCCCGAAATAATATCTAATGGTTGCCACTCATCTTCTTGGTCATCAACAAAGTATGAGGTTACAGCCAGTTGGTCAATGTAGGACAGAGCATCGGGTAAGTCATCGTGAACACCTTGGGCAGGGAACATCAACAATTGATCTTTGAATTCATCCCAATCTTCCTCAGAGTTCAGCACAATACGCCCATGCTCAAACCTTCCTTGGAGACTCCAGATAATCCTGTCAGTCTTTTTCCTGTTGCCATGCGTTAAGTCTACTATATGGGAATATACATTATTTTTCCGCATTAGATCACTCAAATACGGCAAAACAGCGTTTTTTAATGCTCCACGCTCAATTCCAACACTCAAAGGTCGGTATTCCCTCATCTTTAGCAAAATCGTAGCAGCAGTCTCCCTGATGTCCCACCTGCCAAAAGCAATCTCTTTGACAAACCATTTGCCCTCATCAGTTACCTTAACTACAGCAATGGCAGTCTGGTCTAGCCTTTTCTTGGAATTAGCTGCTTGTTTAGCAACTTCCTCAAATCCAGCCAAGTCACAGGCTATGAAGTAAGAGCCATACTGAGGTTCTTCCCCGTACTTAATCCATTCTTCCTTGAACACATTGCTACCAGCATTGGTAAAACTAGCCATGTATTCTTGCTTGAAAGCAAAGGTAGACAGGGTTTTCTTGGCTGATTCAATCTCAGTTGGGTCAATCAGGGGGTTGTCTTTTGTGGTGAAGTGCCAAGATTTCCAATCAGAATCTTCCTCAATCTCGCCAAGTTTGAAAAGGTCATAGAACCAATTCCTACCCTTCGGAGTCCCAATAAACATCGCTCTACCCTTGCGGTCTGAGAGCGATGCCCTAATAACTTGCTCCCACGCCTCTGGCTTAATGTCAGCTACCTCATCCAGTACGGCGTAAGTCAAGCTGACACCACGCAAGGTATCAGGTCTGTCTGCACCACGGACGTAAATCTTTGCGCCATTGATCATGGTGATGTCCAAGTTGTTTACATG